TATATTCAGAACCAACAGAAGTTAAATTAGATAAATTAAAAGTACTTTTTATTCCTTGGATCAATGCAGAAAATTATCAAAAAACTGTCAACGCTATTGAAACTACATCTAGCGTCTGTGCGATGGGGCACCTTGAGCTCAACGGATTCAGAGCTCATCGCGGGCACGTCATGGAAGACGGTATGGGGTGCGAACTATTTGAGAAGTTCTCCCATGTCTTCTCGGGACACTATCACACTCGATCGGACAACGGAAAAATCTTCTATCTAGGTAACCCCTATGAGATGTTCTGGAATGATTGTAAAGATGCTCGTGGATTCCATATCTTTGATACGGATACTCTGAATAAAATCGCAGTCAACAATCCAAACAGGATGTTTTACAACATCTACTATGAGGACACTCCCCACCAAACTTTTGACACTCGTGAATATGAAAACAAAATTGTAAAAGTTATTGTTAGAAAGAAGAGTGATAGTAAGAAGTTTGAAAAATTCATAGACAAACTATATGCATCAAACGTTCATGAACTCAAGATAGTTGAAAACTTTCAAATTGAAGAGAACGTTGATTTTGAAGCATTTGAAACAGAGGATACTCTTTCCATTTTAAATAGATACATCAAAGAATCAGAAATTGATCTTGACAAATCCGTAATTCAAAAAGTGATTTGTGATGTGTATCAAGAGGCTTGCGAGATGGTCTAATGTTTATCTTAACGATTAAGGATAGAGAAGAGGAAGGTGCTTATTCTGTACCAGATGATGATGGAGAACAAATTTTATATTTGTTTGAAGAGGAGGACGATGCAGTAAGGTATGCTATGATGTTAGAGGAAGATGAAAGATGCCCAGAAATGCACGTCCTTGAAATTGAAGATGAGGTAATGATAAAAACGTGTGAATTCCATGACTACAAATATACGATTATTACCGCTGACGACATTGTAATTCCTCCTGACTTGGAAACTGATCATGATTTTATTTAAAAAAATTAAGTGGAAAAATTTTCTCTCTACTGGCAATCAATTCACTGAAGTAAATCTAAATCAACACAGAACCAATCTTGTCGTTGGCACTAATGGTGCTGGTAAAAGTACTGTTCTGGATGCGCTTACGTTTTCACTCTTTGGAAAACCATTTCGTAAAATCAATAAACCACAACTTCCAAACTCTATTAATGAAAAGGATTGTAGAGTTGAGGTTGAATTTTCTATTGGAACAACGGAATGGAAAGTTGTCAGAGGAATTAAACCAAATGTGTTTGAAATTTGGAGGAATGATCAAGCACTAGACCAGTCTGCTGCTGCACTTGATCAGCAGAAGTGGTTGGAACAAAATGTTCTGAAGATGAACTATAAGTCCTTCACTCAGATTGTGATTCTGGGTAGTAGCACTTTTGTGCCATTCATGCAATTGACTGCTGCAAATCGTCGTGAAGTGATTGAAGATTTGCTGGACATTAGAATCTTCTCTTCCATGAATACGATTCTCAAAGAAAAGATTCGTCAGATAAAAGAGGATGTCAAGGTTCTCCAACTCAAGAAAGAATCTCTTTCTGATAAAGTAAAAATGCAGAAAGATTTTATTGAAGAGTTGGAGCAGAGAGCGACTCAAAATATTGACAACAATAAAACAAAAGTAACTCAACTTATGGGAGAGGTTGAGATATACATGAAGGAAAATGCTGTCACTGAAGAGAGCATTTATGGATATACAAAAGAGCAAGAGAATGTAACTGGAGCAACAGATAAACTTCGCAAGCTTGGAAATCTCAAAGGAAAGATTTCTCAGAAAGTAACTACTACTACAAAGGAACATAACTTCTTTAATAATAATGTGGTTTGCCCTACCTGCGATCAGGCAATTGAAGAGACCTTTAGGATAAATAGAATTAAGGACGCTCAAAATAAAATAAAGGAGTTGCAATCTGGTTTTAACCAACTGGAAGAGGCAATTAAAGAGGAAGAGGAGCGAGAGCGTCAATTCACTGCCCTATCGAAGGAGATTTCAAAATTAAATAATGACATTTCTAAAAACAATACTAAGATATCTGGATGTCAACGACAAATCAGAGATCTGGAATCGGAAATTCAAAGAATTACCGAACAACTTGCAAATAGAAATACTGAGCATGACAAACTAAAAACCTTCAAGGACAATTTAAAAACTACATATAACGAACTCGCTTCTAAAAAGGATACAATTAACTATTACGATTTTACGTATAGTTTACTAAAGGACGGCGGAGTCAAATCCAAAATCATTAAGAAGTACCTACCGCTGATAAATCAGCAAGTCAATCGTTATCTTCAAATGATGGACTTCTACATTAACTTCTCTCTTGATGAGGAATTCAACGAAACCGTCCAATCCCCTATTCATGAAGATTTTTCTTATGCTTCTTTCAGCGAGGGAGAGAAGATGAGAATTGACCTTGCACTACTCTTCACTTGGCGTGAAGTTGCAAGGATGAAGAACTCAGTCAACACCAACCTGTTGATCATGGATGAGGTGTTTGATAGTTCTCTGGATGGATTTGGAACCGAAGAATTTTTGAAGATTATTCGGTACGTCATCAAAGATGCTAATGTCTTTGTGATCTCTCACAAAACAGGTCTGGAAGATAAATTTGAAAGTGTCATCAAATTTGAAAAGGTAAAAGGTTTTAGTAGAATGATTGAGTGATGCCAACTTATAAACATGATATAGTTTCTTTTCCTAACCCAACGAAGAGATTCTTATTCGTTCACATTCCCAGAACTGGTGGAAGATTTTTTCATGAAAATCTTAAGTTGAATGGATTTGAAGATGAGGCTGGAAAGAATAGATGGGATAGTATTGATGGGATTGAATATACTCATTTTCATAGAGAATACTATGAAAAGTATTTGGATGTAGAAGGAATCCCTCACATTGCTATAGTTAGGAATCCGATTGATAGATTCTTTGGTGCTTCTAGTTTTTTGAAAAGAATGTATGGAGAAGACATTCAAGAATTGATGGAAGATGAAATGATGTTTTTTTCAATGCTAGATAACTTCCCTTTCCCAGAAGCAGTGAATTGGTATAGACCTCAAGTTGATTTTATTTCTGAGAAGACACACATTTGGAAATTTGAGGATGGACTTGATGATAATTTTGCAAAGTGGGTAAGTGGCATTCTTGAAGTCCCATTCACAATTCAGAATGTGCCATATCGCAAATTGTCATATGATGAATCTAAAAAGTTGGAAAGGACTGATAAACTTATAGATAATGTAAAGAAACTCTGTAGGAGGGACATTGAGCAACTCTACCCCGAACTGGCAACATAATTCTGGTAAACCCCAGAAAAGAAAACTCAAACCTCAAGCACTGAGACAAGCAAAAGCACGCTTGGCCCAGTTTAAAAAGCAACACATGACCTCTCGGAAACGGGAGGTTTCGTCGTATTATGGATTCATACGAAACGAGTCGCATGTCTGTAAAACAAGAAATCAAATCCCAACTTGCTAAACTGCTTGCCACTGAGGACCTGGTGGTGGAGCACAAGCAAGTTCAGACTGCTTGCTTCAATGTTCATACTCGTGTTTTGACTCTTCCTCTCTGGGAGAAAGCAAGCAATGTTGTGTATGACCTTCTGGTGGGTCATGAAGTTGGTCATGCACTTTTTACTCCCGATGAGGACTGGTTGAAGGAGCACAAGATTCCACCTCAGTTTGTGAATGTGGTAGAAGATGCTCGTATTGAGAAATTGATGAAGCGTAAGTATATGGGTCTTGCCAAAACTTTCTTCAATGGGTACAAAGAACTTAATGAGCAAGATTTCTTTTCCATTGAAGAAGAGGACATTTCAACTTTCAATCTTGCAGATCGTGCAAACCTGTTCTTTAAGATTGGGAACTTTGTAAATGTTCCTATGGAATCGGATCAAGAAACGGAAATCATCAATATGATTGCCGAAACTGAAACCTTTGCCGACGTTCTGATTGCAGCAGAAGAACTCTACAAATATTGCAAACAAAAGCAGCAAGAAGAAACCAAGACTCCTATGGACGATCTTGAGTCTCAGACTTCTGGATCTCAACAACCTGCCTCAGATTTTTCTGACCAGCAAGAAGGTGAGAATGAGGAATCTGAAGAATCCAATTCTGATAGTGTTGAATCTGAAAACCAATCTCAAGACACTCCAGAGTCTAGTATTGATGGATCTAAGGGAGAAGATGATCCTGAGGTAAAGACTATGGATTCTTTGGAAGAAGCACTTAAGAATCTTGTGAATGAAGATGGGTATGAGAATACCTATATTGAAATCCCAGAAGTCAATCTTGATACAGTTATTGCTTCCAACTCAGAAGTTCATGATGAGATCAATAACTACTTTGAGATGACTCAAAAATCTCATGAACTCCTGGCATCCGAAAAGAATTTCACTCCAATCAATCTGTTTGAAGTTCCTGATGCAAAATACAATGAGTTCAAAAATTCATCTAAGAAAGAAGTTAATTATCTTGTAAAGGAATTTGAGTGTAAGAAGTCTGCAGATTCCTATGCTCGTGCCACCACTGCTCGCACGGGTGTACTGGACTGCACCAAACTTCATACCTACAAGTACAATGAAGATCTCTTTAAGAAGGTCACCACTCTTGCTGATGGTAAGAATCATGGTCTAGTTTTTATTCTTGACTGGTCTGGTTCTATGTCACAAGTGATGGAAGATACTTGCAAGCAACTTTTCAATCTTGTTTGGTTCTGCAAGAAAGTTGGTATTCCATTTGATGTTTATGCTTTCACTTGTGAATGGAGACGCCGCCCCTTTGATTATAAAACTAATAAGTATCTGGCAGCTGATCTGACTCCTCATTGTGAAAAGAAAGAAGGAATGATCGCAATTGATGATTCATTCTCTTTGATGAATATTATGACCAGTAAAACCAACAATAAAGAACTGGATCATCAAATGAAAAATATTTGGCGTCTTGCTTCTTATTTTGGAAACACCTATCACTGCCAGTATTCAATTCCATTCCGTTTGAGTTTGTCTGGAACTCCCCTGAATGAAGCACTAATTACTCTTCATCAGATTCTTCCCAAGTTCCAGAAAGAGAATAAACTTCAAAAGGTTCAGTGTATTGTTTTGACTGATGGTGAGGCAAATCATTTGCCCTACTATAAAGAAGTTAAGCGTCACTGGGAGAATGAACCTTATCTGGGTTGCCGTCACATTTCCCCTAATTCCACTTTCCTTCGGGATCGTAAACTTGGAACAACTTATATGTTTGAATATGGGTGGCATACTTATACTGATATTCTTCTCAAGAATTTGAAGGATAAGTTCCCCAATGTTAACTTCATTGGTATGCGTCTTCTCATGGGTCGGGATGCCAGTAGGTTCATCAGTCTTTACTATGATGAGTACAATGAGCGTGAGAAAGTTCTTACTGAATGGAAGAAGATGAGGAGTTTCATCATTAAGAAATCTGGATATGATGCATACTTTGGACTTTCTGCCAATGCTCTGTCTAATGAAGTTGAGTTTGATGTGAAGGAAGATGCCACCAAAGCACAAATCAAATCTGCATTTGCTAAGTCTCTTAAGACTAAAAAACTAAATAAGAAAGTTCTAGGTGAATTTATCTCACTTGTTGTATGACTGAAGAATGGAAAAAGAGGGCTCTATCTGATCCCTCTCTTAAAGAAAAGCAGGTAGAAATTTTAATTCATGGTCCGAAGTCCTTAACTGATGCTTGGTTCTTGCAGGCAATGAAATACAAGTACGGACGATCAACCAGGTGACACAAGGGGGGCGAGAATCGCCCCTTTTGCGTTTATACTGGTTCTATTGAAACAAAGCACATCATGCCACGCCTTCAAATGACCGACGATCAAATCCTTACCGATCTCAAGAACCTTTACGGCACAGAGTTTACTGCTGCTGATGTTCGTGGATATTGCGCCTCCCATGACATCACTTATCAAACTGTTACTCGTCGTCTTGAGAACTTTAAAACTGGTCGCGGTAAATGGAATCTTGAAGTAACCAAAGAAACAATTCAAGAGTTGGAAGTATCTTATAATTCTCCTGCAGCACTTCCTGCAGTAACTCAAAACCTAATTCCTGAAAAAGATGATACCTTCGTCAAGTTTGGTAATTTTGGCGACATTCGCAAGATTATTGAGTCCCGTCTTTTCTATCCGACGTTCATTACGGGTCTTTCGGGTAATGGTAAAACGTTCAGTGTGGAGCAAGCGTGTGCTCAACTTAAGCGTGAGTTGATTCGTGTAAACATTACTATTGAAACTGATGAAGATGACCTTATCGGTGGTTTTAGGCTTGTTGATGGGAATACTGCATGGCACAATGGTCCCGTCATCGAAGCACTGGAGCGAGGAGCAATCCTTCTCCTTGACGAGATCGACCTGGCTTCCAATAAAATCCTCTGCCTTCAGTCCATTCTAGAAGGTAAGGGTGTCTTCCTCAAGAAGATTGGTCGCTGGGTGAAACCTGCTGCTGGATTCAACGTCATTGCCACTGCCAACACTAAGGGTAAAGGTTCTGATGATGGACGCTTCATCGGCACCAACGTCCTCAACGAAGCATTCCTTGAGCGATTCCCTGTGACCTTTGAGCAAGAATATCCCTCAACTGCCACTGAAATGAAAATTATTTACAATGTGGCAGATAGTCTCGGATGTGTTGATAAGGAGTTCTGCAAGCGTCTTGTAGACTGGGCTGACATCATCCGTAAGACCTTCTATGATGGTGGTGTTGATGAAATCATTTCTACTCGTCGTCTCGTGCATATCATTCGTGCATATGCAATCTTTGGTGATAAAGCAAAGGCAATCCAAGTTTGCGTCAATCGTTTCGATGATGAAACTAAACAATCTTTTATTGAACTTTATGATAAAGTTGATGCTGACTTCCAAATGCCAATTGACTCTCCCAGTCCTTTCTGATAGAATATTGAAAACCCTTTAATGTCATGAACACTCTATATGACGAATTTGAATGTCCTTTACCACTACAAAATGAACAAATGAGTGAAGATTTTGAAATTAATTTGAACCTTGATGCTACTTCCAAGAATGGGTTTTGGAAGTATGAAGAAGATTTGACCCTAAAAGAGATTCGTGATTATCTCTCTGGAACCTATCGGTCACACTACACTTCGCAAGAATCTCAAACCCAAACATTGGATTTGATTGAAAGTATCGGAGATGCAGAACCCTTCTGCCGATCAAATGCGATCAAATATCTGTCTCGCTTTGGCAAAAAGAATGGAAAGTCTAAGCAAGATATTCTAAAAGCAATTCACTATTGCATTCTTCTCTACCACTTTGCTGGTCTTCATAATGAAACTAAGGACACCTATGAAACTTTCTGATAAAACTATCTCTGTACTGAAAAACTTTTCTACCATCAACCAATCTATCCTTTTCAAAGAGGGTAAGAAACTTCGCACCATTAGTGTGATGAAGAACATTCTTGCTGAGGCAACAATTACCGAAGAGTTTTCTAAAGATTTTGGTATCTATGATCTCAACCAGTTTCTGAATGGTATGAGTCTTCATGCAAGTCCTGAACTTGACTTTGGTAATGATGGATACGTTGTAATCCGTGAAGGTAAAATGCGTTCTAAGTATTTCTTCGCTGATCCTAACGTCATCGTAACTCCTCCCGATAAAGCAATTGAACTTCCTAGTGAGGATGTTTCTTTTGAACTGAGCACTGAACAACTAGACAAACTGCTCAAGGCTGCCGCAGTTTATCAACTTCCTGATATCTCTGCTGTTGGTGAAGCAGGAGTTGTGAAACTGGTTGTCCGTGATAAGAAGAACGAAACTTCTAATGACTTTGCCATTGTCGTTGGTGAAACTGATGAAGAGTTCTCTTTCAACTTCAAAGTTGAAAACATCAAAGTTCTTCCTGGAACTTATGAGGTGGTTGTTTCCAAGAAACTTCTGTCTCGGTTCCAATCTAAGAATCACGATCTGACCTATTTCATCGCTCTGGAACCTGATTCTACTTTCGGTTGATGAGACACATCCTCTTTACCCTTAAAGGGTGTAATGAGACGCTTCTTGATGATGAAGCGCATATTAGGAATGTGTTGGTTCATGCTGCTCATCTTTGCGAAAGCACCTTGTTGGATGTTTCTTCTCACAAGTTTGATCCTCAAGGTGTGACTGCTATTGCTCTTCTTGCTGAATCGCACATTAGCATTCACACTTGGCCAGAGAAAGGTATGGCAGTGTGTGACGTTTTTACTTGTGGAGATCATACAAATCCACAATCTGGTGTAAACTACATGTATAGCATGATGAGTGCCAATGACATGGTATCCAATCAATTTGTGAGACCTTTAGAATGAACATCTTTGTGACCTCTCCTGATCCATGGGAATCTGCAAGGGTACTACCAGACAAACACATCGTTAAGATGCCTCTGGAGACCTGTCAGATGCTCGCTATTGTTGCTTCTGACAAATGGGGTCATGGATTTGGCACTCTTCCCAAAGCAGATGGTACACCCTATGCTACGGAGAAGGGTGCTTTTCG